AAACAAACCTTGGTCTGTACCAAGCGCACTCCGCTTTACCCACCCACTCCAAGTCCATGTTTTACGGTTGCCAGCAGACGCAGGAGTCCTGTTCAGATACGCCGAGTCTGCGCTATTGAACCTGAGACTGCGGGAGATGGGGTACTCATATCCGGGCCAGTTACCCTGACTAACTGCCAGTAACTGCTGCTCAGTAGTCCAAACGCCAGAAGCCGAACTAACTGTCGGCGCTGTTGGGTTGGCGGTAATTACGTTACCGGGGTAGCCGTGAATGGGCATCGCTAATCCTTACGAGTTGATCTCTTCCCACGAGGCAGTAACCACTAGGTCACTTGCCGAGCCTGCTGTTGCACCGATGGATTGGTTCTCAAGCAGGTAGAACGATGTGGTCTTGTCCGTAATGATCAGGGTAGCATCAGCCGGTACTGAAATGGTCGAAGCGATTGGAAACGCCGTTCCACCCAGAGCCGCTGCGCTGTAGACGTTGATCGTAATATCAGCCGCAGATGTACCATCCACGTTAGCCGCAACAATTGAGTTGATCTTAAAGACCTTCCCGCTTGCCGCAGCGTTGCTGACTAGAGATGTTGCGCTAGTTGTTGTGAGAGACGTACTAGACGAGTTACCGTAAATCGTCGTGACGTTAACTATATTTGGGTTTGCCATTTACTAACTCCTTAAATAGGGACACTAGAATCCGAAGATCATTGCCATTGCTATTGATTTACCCGTGGAAATACCTGCACTACCAAAAGAAAGAGTTCCACTACCGTTTGTTACGATTGCCTGACCGCTTGAACCATCTGCTGCGGGTAGGGTAAACGTCACGTTTGATGCAATGGAAGCCGCTGCTTGCAATCCTACGTAGTTCGTACCGTTGTCGGTGTCTTCGTAGAACCTGGCTGCACCGCCTGCTGCAGACGTTCCAAAGATAGAAAAGACCGACGAGCTTAGGGCCACAAAGTCTGAGCCATCCCAAAACGCAATCGTCTTGGTCCCTGCAGGAATCGTAACCCCAGTTGTGGCTGAACCCTTGAGCACAACCGCCCCATCCGAGCCGTTGATGACTACGTAGACCTTGCTGCTGGACGGCGCTACGATATTGCGGCTAGTTCCAGGCGTTCCCGTGACCAGCAAAATAGCGTTTCGAGCCTGGTTTGACGCTCCGTCCGTGTCTGTTAGCGTGACGTTTCCGGCGGTCACATCAATAGAGACGCCACCGGCAACGGCCTGTTCAACCAGAGCCGTGATCTCGTCATTGACGACCGTACCCCAGGTGCCCGATTCAGTACCCGTGACTGGCTGGGCGAGGCCAAGAAGGGAGGTGTAGTTAATCGTCATGTTGGTTCCTTTAAGCTGCTATTTGAGTCCATGTTGTGGATTGTGAATCATTAACGATCACCCAACCACCAGCTTGGGAATCGTTGACATTTTGCCAGTTTGGCGTCTGATTGTCATTAACTGTCGTCCAAATAGTGACCCGACCGATTGCGCCAACGCCTCGAACTCCCGTGACATTGACGTTAGATGTTGCCTGAACGGTGACTGTGCCGACTGCCCCAGTGCCCTGAACCCCGGTGACCGGGACGTTGATGGGGATGCTGGCAGTGGCTTGACCAATAAATCCAGTAGCCGAAACGCCGGTAACGTTGACCGTAGCATCCTGGACAACCCTAGCATTGCCAATCTGGCCAACGCCTTGAACACCTGTGACTGATACGACTGCCGTGCCTGTAACGGTACTTTGGCCGATAAATCCAGTGGCTTGTACCCCTGTAAGTTGGACGACTGCTGCCCCTGTGACGGCAACATTGCCGATGGCACCACTGGCCGCCACCCCGGTGACTGGGACGGTTGCGGAACCGATTTGGGCTGTTTGTCCGATGAATCCTGTGGCTTGGACCCCGGTAACGGTGACACGTGCCCCACCAGAGACGGCAACGGTCCCAATAGCACCGCTACCTGCGACTCCCGTGACGGGGACAACTGTGACTGTGGCGACGGCAACGGTGCCGATGGCTCCGACACCTTGGACCCCGGTGACGGGCACAACAGCGCTGCCGGTGACGGCAGCCTGACCAATGAATCCTGTCGCCGAGACTCCAGTAGCGAAGACGTTGGCGTTTGCGGCAACGGTGACGTTACCAATTGCTCCGGTTGCTGAAACTCCGGTGACTGGTACAACTGCGGATCCAGAGACGGCGACTTGACCGATAAACCCTGTTCCGGAAACACCGGTAACCAGTACATTAACGCCGGTGTCAACTGTGGCTTGGCCAATTTGGCCAGTTGCCTGTACTCCGGTGACATTGACAAGGGCGTTTTGCTGGGTTTGGACCGTGACAGTGCCAATAGCGCCGGTGCCTTCGACACCAGCGCTCCCTTGACCCCACGGAGTTTCACCCCAGGCACCATACCCCCACCCTTCTAGGTAGACATAGGTGACATCTTGACCCCAAGGAGTCTCGCCCCATGGGCCACCACCCCAGCCGGAGTAGGTCGCCACCTAGTCATTCCCTACGCTATACGAATGATTGCGCCAGTTGCCGTAGCTGCAGGGAACACGATCGTGAAAGTGCCCGCAGTTGAGGTCTTAGCACCACCAAAGTTAAGAATCGCCACTGCGGGATTACCCGTAGCGGTGTCGTTATAAATCATGGCGCCAAAGGCAGTAATCGTAGCTGTCGTAAACGACAAGTCAGCAAAGTCGGTCAAAGCCGTCGTGCCAGATGATGTCGGGGTAACTTTAGTCAGCGTACCGCCACCTGCCGTGTAAGAGCCTGAAGCTGCCACTTCGTTGGTCGTGGTGTAAGCCGTGGTTGCAGCCGTAAACGAAGCACTGTTGTTGTACAGAGCTAGTTTGAAGGTTTGGCCAGAGCCGGTTGAAAAGTTATGCACACCCTTAAGGATTTCGACCTTAAACGAGGTGGGCATTACGGTTGTGGTAAAAGCCATTTAGACTCTCCTTAGTAAATTGGCGGCGTCTTGTTCCCCGCCCTGAACACAAATTTGGATGCAAGTAGCCCTTTCGGCCCGCTTGGCTTGTTTGAGATATTCAAAGACTGCTCTCTGAACGCGCTCCCGGAAGAACTTAGCCTGCTCACGAATGGCCGGAGGAGCGTTATCGGCCACACTGATAATTTTATCTGCGCAGAGTTCTGCTAGATCTTCGCACGAATGGCCACCAAAGTCACTGGTTTTAACGATTGGATCGGCCATCTTTCCGGCATGTAATTGGAACATATCAGGTCCTCAAAGCTTCTGGTGGCAACATCGGGTCATTTGTGGGCAAAGAATCCTTAACCTCTGAGTATTTTTTAGCCACAAAACGCCCGTTTTCCAGACCTACAACCAAAGGCTCAGCTAAACGATGATACCCATAAAGCTTGCTTTCCACAGGCTCATTGGTATCCAAAAGCGAAGAATCCTGGGCAATCCCTACCTTGATACCGCGAGAAATGGCTATGGACAGCAAGAACTCACAGTTCGCCCGTCCTGCTTCAGCAAAGTGGACATACCCTTTGTACGAAAAGTCAATGCCATAAAGGTGGATTTCGGAAACTTTTGCCGCAATTGCAAAGCCTATGGCATAGGCTACGGTGTTATTGAAGTACCCTGTTTGGCAGGCATTCATGACCTCTTCCAGGGGGAATTCCACTAGGCCTGGACATCTTTGGTCTAGCTCACAGGTATAAATGGGCCCTTTATGCTCCTTGAGCACCCTGGCCATAATCCCCGTCTGCGTGCCTGCGTCATCACTATCTAAGAACCGACTTGCCGGGTCCATCATAAAAACTCGATCGTGGAAGATTACCCCAGCTATGGAGTTGATCGCCCACACCTCGTTAAAATCTATTGAATGGGTCTTGGCCAAAATAAACTGACCGTGGCTTTTTCCCATCGCCACTATTGCTATACGTTTTCCCTCAAGATTTGGAACACTCGTCATGGACCTGGACTTTCTGATTTAACCGGAATCCTGATCATTCCGTCTCTGTATTCGTCACGGCGACGACGTCCCTGCTGTTCAATTCCAAGGCCTTGGATTGCCTCTTTGTAGGAATTATTGAAGAAGGAAATCATATTCTCCGGACCCTTAGTATAGCTGTAGGCCTGAACCAAGCAGCCATAAAGCAACGCTTCAGGAGCGTTGATACTTACCCAGGTTGTCGGATTAGTAGATGACAACTGAGTAGGTTTGTATATATAGCCTAGCTCCACTGCATAACTCGCTGCAGGTGTAGGTGCTATATAAAAAGTGTTTTGGTCCCAAACAGAGTAATACTTTGGAATATCAGTATCTGTTCCATCAGGCCAATACTCCTTCATGAAGGAGGTATCTCGAAAATCCAAAAAGATCTGATCTCCACCAGCAGAAGTCAACATCATGTACCGATGAGTCAGGATGTCTGATGGGGCGGTTAAAAACTTATTACCAGAAGTAAGGTTTCCGGTGACTTCAAGCTTAAACACATCTAGGTCAATATCACGAAGAATCCGGTTTTCGGTCATCAAAATGAACGTATTAATAACCGCATTGGTGAACACATTTGCGTCCACTTCAGTGTAATTACGTATGTCTGTAACTAATTCGTTGTAGGTCATGATACCGTTCCTATTGCGCTCGAGGCAGAAATTGAACCAACGGTTACAATTACCGAGTTTCCTGTTGCTTGAACAGGGCTGACAGAGCTCGTTGCCCCGACTCCTGAAACTGCAACAGCGGACGTAGTAACAACCAGTACGGTTCCCACTTTGCCCAGCCCATAAACGCTTGTTTGTCCTGGGTAGGGCTGCATGTTATTGGTGTTATTGGCGCTCCCAACACTTTGAAAGTATGTATAGCCTGGTTGGCCCACATACACGTCCACTGGTTCAACGCGATCAGGGCGGGGCTCCAGAAGCGCAATAGCGTCTCCTCTGTACTTAAGAGGCTCGAGCTGGGGTTCTTTTGGCTCGTAGTCGTCTGGGCAGACTTTAAACCCTCGCCAGTTTTTGCGAAGTACGTTATAGGGATAACGTTGCCCACAGTAATCGCATAATCCGAAGGAGAATTTGCCGCTTGCATAGGCCACATTACACCCCTAGATCTGGAATAAACGACACGCTGGCCGTATCTCTGTCCTCCAGCGCCGCTCGTGTAAAGTCCTCTTCGTAAATTTGTTTCAATGCTGATGTGCGCTCAGGTGCAAACTTTAAAGACAGCATAAACGCCAGGCCAGAGGCTAAACAAGGCAAGAACCGGAAGTTTACGTCGCCGGTGTTCGTGTACACGCCTGCGTCTTGAATTCGACGAATACGGTAGTACACAAACGAGTACGCCGAATTAGGCCTTGGGTACAGAAATACCTTAAACACGTTTGCTCTTTGCACATAGTACTGTGCAGGACGAGCACCTGTCTGTTTATCAGGAAGATTCAAATACTCTTCCCGGCTGATTCGATCGATCGAAATATCAACCGACGGGCTTTGCGTATTGTCTCTGATAACCGCAGACAATACGTTGACAGTGTCTGCGGCCAGCGTAATTTCTGCTGTGCCTGTCAAAGGGAAAACGGCTTCCTCAATTGTCCAAAGGTTTAGGCCTCTATTTGCCCAATCCAAAAACAAAAGATTAAGCGAGCGACGACCCGTTGTGAGCTGATAACCAGTGGTCATCCGCATTCCACAACGCTCAAAAGCCTCCTCGATCAAGTCATCGATCTGGAGGTCAAATGTGGTCGTTCCCGACGTTGCCATTAGCTACAAGCACTCCCACCCATTTTGTAGCCCTTCATCATACCGCCACCCATCATTTTCTTAGGCTTTTTGCCCATGGCCATCATTTTATGAGGCTTAACGGCACCGCCGTCTTTCATCATAACAGGCCCAGTTTTTTTGCTGGTCTCAGAAATCATACGATTCTTAGGACCGCTCTCAACTGCACCGCCACCACGAGTAGCACAACCCATTCCACGTCCAGCCATGATTATTTCCCCTTCTTCATTGCGCGGCCTTTTACGTCCGCAGTTTTACGTTTAACGGCACGGCCCATCGTATCGGCCATACCACCCTTTTTCATCTTGCCAACTCCATCGGCAGCAAATGCTGGAACCTTTTTACCACCTTTAGTAACCATCTTTAATTTGTTCATCATTCCGCCTTTTTTGGCTTCAATGGCCATACCCGCCATGTTGTCCTTACGTTTTGCGTCAGGAGAACTTTTTTCTTCTTGCTCTTGGGCTAGTTTATTTTTAACTAATCTACTTACTATCTTTCCAAATGCCATGATTACTTTCCTTTCTTTGCCGTTTTGGCAGACTGTATAAAAGCCTTAGCTGTAGGGGCACCTTTGGTACCTGGCTTGCGCATCTTTTCGCCAGAACCGGCGGCTATACGCTTTTTCTTTGCATTGATATTGGCATAAAGGCCAGGTTTAGCAGCCATGATTACTTACCCCTTTTGCATAAGCGCATCAATTTTTGCTTCAAGCTTGTTAAAGCGCTGGTCAATGTGTTCAACAAACTTGTCCATTTCTGCTTGAGTGACGTTATCACGGGCCACCTCTTCTCTGGTTCGGTTAATCAAAATGCTAAGGCGCTGTAATTCAGATATTTTCTCATGACCTATGTAGGCCAAAACACCTATCAGAGCCGTTAGCAACGTATTCCAAAGCATCATTTCCATTAGCATTTCCACCGTTTCCTAGCCTGCCGAATGCGGCTGTTAGGATCTTTCGCTGCCTCTGGAAACTTTTTCATCTGCCCCAAAGAACGTGCGCAATACGACTTACGCCGTGTTGCGCGCTTACCTGTAGGATTATCTTCCGTAACTGCAGTCTGTAACTTGCTGCCAGGGTTGGCCTTGCGATAAGCCGCAACGCCTTTTTTGGTCATGCCTGCCCCAGCCTTTGTCGGGCGAAAGTTTCCCGACTTGACTGAAGTCTTGATGCCCATACCCTTGGAGGCCATTAGACTGCTGCCCCGCCGTAAAAGAATAACGTAATGCTAAGTACGTTTGCGTCGGCAAAATCAATAAAAACACCCTCATCAAACAAAACTCCCATATCTGGGAAAATAATGTCGTAGGCGCCTGCGGCACCTGGTGTTTTAATGTCTACAAGCGTTGTTCCAGCGCTTGTCGTTCCATTTTTTAACTGAAAAGACGATGCAGTACCGGCGCAAGTGTAGTAAATAGCAGCTACACGAGTTCGGCCAGAGATTGCGTCATCGTCTGCGGTCTTTGTGACCGCACTTAGATTACTGTAGCTCATTTGTGTTCTCCGTGTCCGGTGCGTCTAACCTATTAATTAACATCTTGTAGGCTGTGATTGTGGCCTGGACTTGAATCAAAAAGGTTTGAGCCTTATGTGCTTCTTGTTCCAGGTCACTAATCTCAACTTCCAAGAATTCCTTGGTTATTTGCATCAGGGCGTGAAGGTAGCGTATGCAGGAACATAGTAAGCCGTTCCAGCAACCATAACCTTAAGCACTTTGGACGGGGAAGCAGCCACAGCACTTGCTGAAGGAGCAACCGTAGCAGCTGGGCCAGTTTCAATGTTCATCAAGTTCTGAACTTCACCGGTCTGCGACCCGCTGTCAGAAACACGAATAAACGAAGAAGTAGAACCTAGCGTGACGTTAACACCATAGTCGGTATCCAACTGAAGGACAGCCAATGTGCCGCCAGGAGTCGTTGCCGAACCACCAAGCGTTGCACGCAGTGCGTTTGCAGCGCCAGAGATTGTGCCGGTCGTGTTAATCGAAGTAGAAATGTGTGCACCGTTGATCGTGCCAGCAGCAGCTGCGCCAGCGCCTGTCACAACCGAGAAAGCACGCAGCGTCTCACCCGAGCCAGTCGAAGTGAAAGCCAAACGGTTGTAAGAAAGACGGGTATCACCAGTCGTGGCAGAAGTCGTGCCGTAGAAACTGGAAATGTTGCCTGAAGTAGTTACGGAAATAGGGTC